CGACACTACAGCCGCCCGTTGATATTGTCAAGCGACTACCGCAATGACAGCCGCATCATACCACTCAGGGTATGCGTTGTACTTCTTGAGGATCTTGGCGACCTCTTGACTGGTGCCTTGATCATCGTAGAGGCTGTTGCCTGACTCGCAGTAGTAATCACCTGCGCTCATGCCTTTGGCCTCGACCCACTTCTCACAGTTGATCTTGATGTCGCCCTCGTATTCCCAGTCAGTCATGACGACATCACCCCAACCGGCCTTGGTCAGTGCATTGATGATCGCTGTGCGCTTCCGTGTGTTCATAGTCATTCTCCTAAGTAATCCCAGAGGGAGGCTTACGCCTCACCTCGCATTGTGTCTGCACAAATAGTCTCTGCCTTCTTAACGATCCCGTGAACGTCCAAGGGATCAAGGCGAACACAACCACAGAACTCAATAGAGCCCTCCAGTGAGCATAAGAAGTAATGCCCTAGGCTGTGGTAGTTGAAGCCATTAGCCTCTGATGGGAGCTCGTCTAGCTCTGGGTCGTTCTCTACCCCGTTCTGGTAAACGCTGAAGTAAGCGTTCTTCTCTGCTGTCTGTACGATGTCGACAGCTACCCCAAAATCTAGCTTCTCTGCTAGGTAGACACGCACTGCCTCTTTCGCCTTCTGATAATCGACTGCTGAAATTTTCATCTGTGTTCTCCTTAGAACTTTTTCCGTCTTGCCACTGATAGGCCGTGGGCTTGGAGTGCGTTATATATAAATGCTGAAATGGTGTCTAGCGATGTTAGACTAATGTCTAATACAAATAGTGAAATTTGTATAAGTTTTGCACAGATTGTACAAAGTTTGACCAGATGCACATATGACCACCAATGTCAACTAATGTAGACTAAAGTATTAGACATAAACAAATAACTGTTGACTGCTGTTGATATCTGTGGTTGTGCTCAGGTGTGCTCATGTGTACCTACTCAGGCACACACTTGCACCACTTTGGAACACCTTGCACCACCCTGGTGCACCCTTGTGCACTACTTTGGTGCACATAAGTTATCCACAGAGTTACTCAGGTGTGCATAAGTTATCCACAGGGCTAACAAGCTGTGCATAAGTTACACACAGGTGTGCATAAGTTATCCACAGGTCACCCCCTTAGGGTACCCCGGGGGAGGGGGGAGTGCCGTAGAAATATATTGGTGTACCCTCTGGCACACAAAAGAAACCCAAAAGTCAATCTTTTAGTGTAAAATGTTATAAAATAACACTTAAATGTACTAAAATTACACTTATGTAACACTTTGGAATATAAAGATATCCTTATATAAAGATATTGTTATATTTAAGAGTAAAAAAGAACACAAAAGTGATGCTTAGGGGGTTGACAAGTGTTCAAAAGTGCGGTACCTTAAGAAATCTATAGGTATTCCTAAGATACCTCTTGACATTTAGTATTTTCTATGCTATACTATGAATATATACTTAAGAAATCTTAACAACAAATGAGTAAATCGTTAAGTGTTAATCGTTAAGTAATAATCATACACATTTAAGTACCCTTAAGTAAGGAAAATACTTATGTCTGAATTAGACAAACCAAAAAGAGGACGACCTAGGAAGAGTGAGGTCGAAGCAAGGCGAAAGCCCGGTAAGGTTGGTCGCCCTAAAGGCGATGCGGCCACCATTAACGAGTATAAGGCTCGTATGTTGGCTTCCCCTAAGTCAAGAAAGGTCTTAGATAGTATTCTTGATGCGGCACTAAACGACGACCATAAGAACCAAGCGGCGGCATGGAAGCTCTTAATGGACAGAATGTTACCAGTGTCTTATTTTGAAAAAGATAAAGAAGGTGGTAGTCGTCCTTCAGTATCCATTACGATCTCAGGAATTGGAGAAGCCCAAGTAACTGAGAATGATATTATTGACGCAGAGGTGATTGATGACGAAGGATGAACTAATAGAAATTGTTAAAGAAGACTTAGTTCGTCACGAAGGTTACGTCACTGAGATTTATTTGTGTTCTGAAGGGTACCCTACTTTTGGTATTGGTCATATGGTCACTGAAGACGATATGGAGCACTCATGGCCAGTAGGAACCCCTGTGACTGACGAAAGAATCCTTGATGTCTTTCATAAAGACTGTAGTGTTGCCTATAGTGATGCCTGTGCTCTTGTCTTAAACTTTGCAGGGCAAGCTCCGGACGCACAGCGTGTCTTAGTCAACATGGCGTTTAACCTTGGTCGTAACCGTCTTAGCAAGTTTCAAAATATGCTACGTTACGTCAATGAAGGCAACTACCTAATGGCCGCTAATGAGATGGTCAATAGTAAATGGTATGAGCAGGTAGGTCGTCGTAGCAAAGAGCTTGTTGATATCATGAAGGAAGCAAAGGCTTAATGTCGACAGAACTCAATGTCGAACTTCTTCCGTGGCAACAGGATGTCTTTGGTGACCCTACACGATTCAAGATTGTTGCCGCAGGTCGTCGTACTGGTAAGTCCAGACTAGCGGCTTGGTTACTTATCATTAACGCCCTACAGACGGATAGAGGCCATGTGTTTTATGTTGCACCAACTCAAGGACAGGCTCGTGATATTATGTGGACGACTCTTCTTGAGCTTGGTCATCCCGTCATCAAAAACTCGCACATTAACAATCTCCAAATTACACTCATCAACGGCTGTACGATCTCCTTAAAAGGTGCTGACAGACCGGAGACCATGCGTGGTGTATCCCTTAAGTTCCTAGTAATGGACGAATATGCGGATATGAAGCCTAGTGTCTGGGAACAGATTCTACGCCCTGCCCTAGCTGACCAGAAGGGCCAAGCAATGTTCATTGGGACACCAATGGGGAGAAATCACTTCTATGAGTTGTACAGATACGCTGAGATGGAAGATGATGATAGTTATAAGGCGTGGCATTTTACGTCTTATGACAACCCACTTCTCGACCCAGACGAAATTGATACAGCTAAGAAGTCCATGTCGTCATACGCTTTCCGACAGGAGTTTCTGGCATCGTTTGAAGCATCAGGTAGTGAAATCTTTAAAGAAGACTGGCTACAGTTTTCAGATGATGAACCTGAGTTTGGGGATTATTATATTGCAGTCGACCTTGCGGGTTTTGCTGATGTTGAATCTGCGGCTAAATCCAAAAACACCAGACTTGACCAAACAGCCATCTCAGTCGTCAAGGTCAACGAAAACGGATGGTGGGTAGCAACAATTATTCATGGGCGATGGGATATCAAAAAGACCGCCAAGAAAATATTCGACGCTGTAGAGCACTACCAACCAGTATCAGTAGGTATAGAGAAGGGAGCATTGAAAAATGCGGTACTCCCATACCTTACGGACTTAATGAAGAGCGGACAACGGTTTTTCAGGGTGGAAGAGCTTACACACGGCAACCGGAAAAAAACTGATCGTGTTGTTTGGGCTCTTCAAGGACGCTTTGAGCACGGGCAGATTACACTAAACAAGGGCGAATGGAACTCAGAGTTTATGGATGAACTCTTTCAGTTTCCAAACCAACTTGTGCACGATGACTTAGTAGACTCCTTAGCCTACATTGACCAAATTGCTAAAGTCAGTTACTTTACCGACTTTGAGCAAGAAGAAATTGACATTTTAGACCCAGTATCAGGATATTGATTATGGAATATGATGATTATGTAAACGAGGCTAATGCGGTTGAAAACTGGATTATGCACAAATGCGAACAATGGCGTGACCACTATGAGTCAAACTACTCAGAACGCTTTGATGAATACTATCGTCTATGGCGGGGTATTTGGGCCTCTGAAGACTCTCTGCGTCAGTCTGAACGCTCTCGTTTGATCTCTCCGGCACTTCAGCAAGCTGTAGAATCCTCTGTAGCTGAAGTTGAAGAAGCAACCTTTGGCCGTGGATCATTCTTTGACATTCGGGATGATGTACAAGACCAACAGCGTGGTGATATTTCTCTTATCAAGAAACAACTCCAAGAAGATTTTAGCCGTACTAAAACCCGTAAGCAAGTTGCAGAATGTATTCTTAATGCGGCTGTCTTTGGTACTGGTGTTGCAGAGATGGTTCTTGAAGAAGAAATTGAAATGATTCCAGCTACTCGTCCACTAATGGATGGAGCTATGCAAGCTGTTGGCGTAGAAAAACGTGAACGGTTTATGGTCAAGATGAAGCCTGTGTTACCACAGAACTTTTTAATTGACCCTGTAGCAACCAACATTGATGATGCTTTAGGTGTTGCTATTGACGAGTTTGTGTCAAAACATCAAGTTGAAATGTTAGTTAATAAGGGTATCTACCGTGATGTAGAAATCCAAGCCGCTTATGAAGACACTGATCTCGAACCCGATCAAGAACTCACGATCTATTCTGACGACAAAGTCCGTCTAACAAAGTATTATGGATTAGTGCCGAAGTATCTTTACGAAGAAGCAATCAAAGAAGAATTTGACGATGACGTAGATGTCTCTGATCTTCTTGAGAACACTGATGAAGAAATGACCAACACGGACTACATTGAAGTCGTTGCTGTCATTGCTAATGGTGGACAACTTCTTAAGATTGAAGAAAACCCCTATATGATGCAAGACCGCCCAGTAGTAGCGTTTCCTTGGGATGTAGTTCCCGGTAGATTCTGGGGTCGTGGTATTTGTGAAAAGGGCTACAACTCTCAGAAAGCTCTTGATACCGAACTGAGAGCCCGTGTAGACGCTCTAGCACTTACTGTGCACCCTATGCTTGCCGTAGACGCTTCACGCTTACCACGAGGCTCTAAGTTTGAAGTACGTCCCGGTAAGGCTATCTTGACTAATGGTAACCCATCAGAAATCTTACAGCCTTTTAAGTTTGGTGCATTAGACCAAGTGTCGTTTGCACAAGCTAAAGACTTAATGACGATGGTACAACAAGCGACAGGTGCTATTGATGCCGCAGGTATTCCGGGCTCTATGAATGAGCGTCCAACTGCCGCAGGTATTTCAATGGGATTGGGTGCAATCATTAAACGCCATAAACGTACCTTGATTAACTTCCAAGATGCGTTCTTAATCCCAATGATTGAGAAGTCTGCATGGCGGTATATGCAGTTTGCTCCAGAAGTTTATCCAGTCTCTGACTATAAGTTTGTTGCTACAAGCTCACTAGGTATTATTGCTCGTGAGTACGAAGTTACTCAACTTGTACAATTGTTGCAAACAATGGATAAGAACTCACCCATGTATCTTCAATTGCTTGAAGCAGTCATTGACCACATGAACTTAAGTAACCGTGAAGAACTTATTCAGTCGTTGCGTAAATCTGCTGAGCCTAACCCACAAGCTCAACAAGCACAGCAACAGCAAGCACAAGCACAACTTGCACAGATTCAATCTCAGGTTAATGCCTTTAATGCTCAAGCGGCTGAAAGTCAAGCACGAGCTCAAAAGATTATGGCAGAGATTCCAATTGAGCAATTTGATGCTGAAACTGATCGGATCAAAGCTATTGCTACAAACATTAAAGCTGGAGATGCAGACGACAGAGAGTTTGAAAAACGAGCTAAGATTGCTGATCTCTACTTAAAAGAACAAGCACTTAATCAACAAGCATCACAACCAGAAGGAGTGACAAATGCTGACCAATATGGAATGGGACAAGGTAGCCCAGTTAATCGACCAGAGAGTCAATCAACTGGAGGAGAAGCTCCGCAAGATATTAGAGCAAGAGCGGCCCAAGCCCTCCAGAACGCCCAAGCAAACAATCAATAAGAAGTCAACAGAAAACGCTTGACATTTAGAAAATATTATGGTATACTTATAAGTATATTATAGCACAAAAGAACCTAAGGGGTAATTCTTTTGGATAAAGACATAGAACAACAATATGAACATTTCTTTAACACGTTTGTAACTGAAGGTTGGAAACAGTTCGTTGAAGATTTAAGTGACATCTATGATGGCTACAGAATTGAAGACATTAAAGATGACATCCATTTAGCCTCTGTACAAGGCGAACGAAGAATCTTAAACATGATTCTAAATTTTGAAGATAGTATTCGTACAAGTTATGATACCCTTCAGGAAACAGATGATGATTAAGCGTTTTGATTTCAAATGTACAAAATGTAATCACATTGAGGAACAATGGGTAGACCACTCTGATGAGTTTTCTACTTGTCCTGAGTGTGGCGACACCGCACAGCGGATAATCTCTCCGATCCGAACGAAATTCAAAGGCTGGGGTTGGCCCGATGCTGATGATAAGTGGGCACGAGATCACGAGAGAGCCGCTAATAAATAATCACTTCCATAATGCTGTTAAGCACGGAGTAATGAATGGCAAAATTTATAGACGAGCGTCAAGAAGAAGTTGAATTGCAAGAGGGTGAAATCTCCGACGGTTTTGAAGAAACTGAAGAAGAAGAAACTCAAGAAGCACAACCGACACCAACTGAGTCTGAAGATGACCTCCCTGAAAAATATCAGGGCAAAGACATTAAAGACATTGTTCGTATGCACCAAGAAGCCGAAAAGGCTATGGGGCGACAGAGCTCAGAAGTTGGAGAGTTGCGTAAAATTGTAGATGACTTTGTCAAGACTCAACTCGCAAAAGAAGAACAAGCCCACACCAGCTATGACGAAGAGGACGAAATTGATTTCTATTCTGATCCTCAGAAAGCCG